ATGATAATCTCCTGTAGTTACTGAATCTAATGCATTCATTCCTAATGCTGTATTTTGTGAAGCAGTATCTGTAACTGAAGAAGGGTCACTTCCAATCCAAATAGAATTATTTTCAGTTAAACCTAAAACAAAATCACCTATAGTATTAGAAGCGCTCCCTATAGGGATATAGTTGTCAGATAAAGAACCAGCAATAGTTCCTGTTATAGATACAGGCGCATACCGCGCATCTACATAACCAGCTGTAGTTAGTTCATCGTCACCTGAAGACTCTGCATCTGCTGCCACTAATATATCGTCAACAGCATTACCTCCCATGGTGAACACTTGAGAAGTATCCATAGTTAGTCCGCCGGACGCTGTTATCAGTCCAGTGACGCCCAGCGCTCCCGCAGATGAAAGGCGCATATACTCTGTAATGGTACCATTTAATGCTGTCTGGAAAGCTAAATAAGAATCTTGAGTAGAAGCTGTGCTGGTCCAATCGGTTTCTGTACCAACCGTTATTCTAGCAGCGTCTGCAATAGCGGGAGTAGTACCGTCATAATACCACTGATTAAAAAGTATGGAACTACGAGTATTATCCATATCAGAAGCATTCACTTTATTTGTTAATGATAGCATATCTAGATTAGCTTTAGCCGTACCAGTAGCTTTAATATCTAGTTGAATATCAGGCGCAACAATTTCTGCATTACTTCCTCCTATACCTACTTTACCATCTCTATCTACAGCTAAACGATACATAGCATCCGTTTGGTCATATATTCTAAATGAGTAGTTATGTGAGGCACCACCACCTATAATAGCCCAATCCTGTTGTGTTGTATGACTATTATAAAGTTGTAAACCAGTTCCATGTGTATTAGCACCGGATAGTGCAGCTATAGGCCAAGTCGAACTATCACCTCTTACATCTAGTAATTTAGCTGGTGCAGTTGTGCCTATACCTACATTACCAGCAGAGGTAATGCGCATTTTTTCAGTTAGTGAAGATTCATTTGCTAAAGTTGAAAAAGTCAAAGAAGCATCAATTGTAGAGGCTGTACTAGTCCACCCAGCTTCCTTAACAGATGTAATTTTAGCCGCAGTAAAAGAATAATCATCTCCATCTCTACGCATTCTAAATCCTTGACTAACTGAATCTAAAGAAGTAGTGCTTGCATTAGAGTTTTCAAGTCGTAGAACTTCTACATCTCCTGTTGTATCACTATTAATATGAAGTAGAGCTCCCGGATTAACAATCTCTGAATTAGTTCCTCCTATACCTACTTTACCATCTCTATCTATAGCAAAACGATAAGTAGCATCGGTTTGGTCATATACTCTAAATGTATAGTTGTGTGAGGCACCACCACCTATAATAGCCCAATCTTGTACTGTTGTATTACTATTATAAAGTTGTAAACCAGTTCCATGTGTATTAGCACCGGATAGTGCAGCTATAGGCCAAGTCGAACTATCACCTCTTACATCTAATTTTTTATCAGGTGCACTTGTACCTATACCAACATTACCCGTTTCATCTATGCGCATTCGTTCAGCTTGTGTACCAGCACTCGCTGTGTAAAACGCTAATTGACCATCATCTTTGTTAGTGGTATCTGGACCGGTCATAATCATCATAGTACCAATAACTGTTCCGTCCCACTTACCTCTCATTGCCATAGCGTGTGAGTTTTCACCTGACCTATTTGCATCACCTAGTAAAGTAATAGCGGTATCACCAGTATTTGTCATAGTAAGTGTAGATGCATCCCAATTAAAAGTATCAGCTCCTTCTATAGAATTAGCTGTAGAAGCTCCTATAGCTATTTGGTTATCTGATATAGAACCACCGATGGTTCCTGTTGTAGATATAGGTGCATAGTGAGTGCCTATATACTTTGCAGTTACTAAATCACTATTACTAGTGCTTACCGAATCTGAATGTATTTTAATATCATTAACTGCGTTACCTCCCATGGTGAAATCATCTGAAGTAGAAGGCAGAGTTAGACCTCCAGAAGCAAGTATAGTTCCTAGGAAACCAGCAGTACTATTACCAGATAGTGTAAAAATATTAGAGTTACTACCACCTTGCATGTTGAAGAATTTTAATATACCTCTTTCAGTACCATCAGCCATACTCCCTATCTGACTTTCAATTCGACTATAATCTATTTTTTCTGGAGAGGCATTGTTGTTATTACCGTAAAAATATAATACACCATTTAAATCAGTATTATCAGCACTAGCTGAATTTTTATATAATTCTATAGTAGGTGGGTATTGGTCAGCGTTTGTATTTTCTACAATAAGTTTGGGGAATGGTGTACTTACATATGCCTGAGAAGATGTAAGTTTTAATATGTCTGTTGATGTATCGTAAGTTAAACCTGTTGTGCCTGTTACATTTGAAGCTGATGTCCAGTGTGCGAGGCGGTTATCTGCACCCCCTCCTGTAACATCTCCTTGTGGAAGACCTGTTACACTAAAATTTGAAAACCCAGTTGTACCACTAAAAGCAATACTACCAGCAGAATAAGTACCTCCTGTTACATAATAATTAGCATCGGTAGGTGTTGCCCATGATAATACACCACCACCATCGCTTATTAAATACTGTCCACTATTTCCATCTGTTGTAGGAAGTTCTAAAACATAAGCAGGGTCTGTACCCATATCATCAGGAGCACGTATAGAAACATATGCATTACCGTTTACACTCTTTTCATAAAGGTCAATCGTTCCTCGATTAGTACCACTTAATGCAATCTGGTCTCCAAATACCCTCATGTTGGGAACAGATTGAACTACAGTACTAGAGTCTGCAAGAGTAAGAGTAAAAAGTTTAGTAGCTGATGAATAAGCTAGTGCAGTAGGATATTTAGTTCCTGTACCTCCTCCTGCTAAATGTGAAAGGTCAACTTGAACAGAACCAAGTCCTCCATTACGAGATAATGTGAGAATATCAGTATCGTTATCTAAAGCTGCCCCAGTAACGTAATAATTAGGACTATCTGACGCTGTTGTTTCGATTTTGCGGTTGTTTGCATTCATTGCTAAACTGTTAAATAATTTATCGAACTTCGTCATTCTTTTACGACCTAATAAAAATGATTGGGGAGATTAAGGTTCTCCCCGTACCTTTTTATAATTAAAACTTATTCAGTCTAAGCTGCGCTAATTATAATTTGTCCAGCTTCAGGTCTGACGATTTTTAATCCATATCTCATAGACATGTATGAACCGACAATTCCGAATCCGGGATTTGCTTCTTCAACTGTTAGAGGACGTCTCTCGACATAAGCCATAGGTTTAGTACTCAAATCGAATATTCCCATTCTGGTTTGAGGAACCCATGCGTTTACAACGACATTCAATCCATAAAGTTGTCCTACCAATCCACCAGTAGAAAGCATTCGCCCGAATGGGTTTTCGCTTCCTGCGTCAGTCGGCATAACATTACCACCAGATACGGGGGTAGCTGCCATTGCTGAACTAAACACTGCGGTGAAATCAGCCATCTTCAACAGATTCTCATAATGAGCAGGGGACAAGAACAAGTGTGTTGCATTGTATCCGTGCTTTGACATACGAGTAATAGCTGAGGAAATATCTGTTAAAGATACAGCTCCTACGCCTGATACTGTGTCAGCATTATAACCGTCTGCTGCTTGTAAGATGGTTACACCTTGGTTTGCATAGTCGTCTAAACGTCCATCGAAAGTTGCTCCTGTACCGAAGAAACCGCCGTTTGGACAGTTTGTGAAGTTTGTGATTGCAGATTCTGCTGTGGAAGCATCAATATCAGAGTTGCTGACACCTGTTCCGAAATCAGCTGAACCCAAACCGAACATAACATTAATGACGTGTTGTGTCATATGTCTGTCTACGGCTCGGCGAGCTTCATTCAAAGCCATTTCTACTTCGTTGAATCTTGAATCTTCAATCATTCTGCGGGTAACACCTACTGCAAGACCCCACTCTTTAACTGCTACTCTCTCGGAGCGTAGTTTAGTGTGTTGGTATTGAGGAGTGTTTCCTTCATCTATTTGTTCCATCGCCATGGATGGTTTTGCGAAAGTAATATCAATATTACCGCCTGTATCAGTTGTCATTGGGTCTGCAAAGAATTGCATAACTGGAAGGTCTGTGACCTTGTAATCCATAATAGCATCTTTGTAGTCAATAAGAACTCTTTCACCGGAGCCGCCAGTGTTGGCGTATGAACCAGTGTTAAGGCTTGTTAGTATACCGGGTGTTGCATCGACCATTTAAATCACCTTATCCGGTTAGAACAGGCCGTAGGGCTGCTGCTCCTCCTGTATCGTTGCCTAACATAACTGCTACTCCTGCATCTGCTGTGGTTCCGGCCTTTAAGTCTCCGGCTGCTTCGACTTGTAACAAAGCACCGCTTGCGGCTGTGCCTGATACGTAAGCATTTAATACTACTCCTTTACCTGTAATAACTGAGCAGTTGTTTCCACTAGTTGCATCTGTAAAAGCGAATCCGATAACGTTAGTAGCCGCAGCTGTTGCTGGGTCTACGAAACCGTCTCCACTCATGATTACAGCATGTCCTCCTGATAGGTCGGCTCCAGCTGTAAAAGGAAGAATCCTTGCTGGTGCGCCACCGTCATTTACTAAAATTTCTGTTGCCATATTTATTCACCTCTATTCTCTAGGTAATAGTCTTTGTTCAATTTTATTTTTCCATCGACCATTTTCATACCGAACTTTCTTTCTGTTTCTGGTACTTCACCTTCATCAGCTGATTTACCTTTACCGAAAGACCTTTCGACATCGTTGCTTGGCTCTGGCATTGCTGCTAAAGCGTCGCTAAATCCAGTCAATCTGGATTCGTCCCATGCAGATAGTTCCTCTACACGAGCATCCTTTTTAGTTTCTTCGATAGTACCGAAGAGAACCTCTCTGGATATAATTGCTTCTACTGTTTCAACTTTTCGAGCTTCTGCTTCTTTAAGTAATCTGTCTTCTTCTGCTTTCTTGAAAGTTTCTAATTCTTTCATAGCTGCTTTGAATTCTGACTCGATTTCTTTTTTAGATGCAGACATTTCTTCAAGTTGTGTGCGTAATGAAGCGAACTCGCGTTCGACAATGCTTTCTGCGTCGGACTTTACAGTTGTTTCTTTTGTCTCTTCTGACATATTTACCTCTGTGTTTTCTGACTTACATCCACAATCTCCTTCTTGGCCACCACAACCACAGTCGTGGTCGTCTTCCGGTTCTTGTGAATCACATTTCGTTTCTATAGTACATTCCTTACAGACTGGGTCCATCTTTTCATTGTCAATGAAACTTACCTCTGTCGGACGAATTTTTGTAGCGAATGTATCGCCCATGACATCAATATCGTTTGAGAACCAATCAATACTAACATGCGTCATATCACCGTCCTTGACTTTATTCATTACCTCTTGACCGCGACCATATTTGTTAGATACTGTTGCCAGCATCTTAACAGCGGTCTTTCCATTATCCATCTTGATTAACTCAGGACTCGTTGCCATGCCGATTAAATCCTCAGTTGTTCTCTGATGGTCTACATAAATAGGAAGCTCACTAAAAGATTCTATATTATCTTTTAACATACCTCCTTCTATATAAACTTTATGTTGTTCTCCGTTATCCTCGTATTCATGAGGTCCGGATGTAATAGCGATAACTGGGAATGAGACAGAGTCGATTCCCTCATCACTGGAAAATGTTATATCGTCACCACTTCCCAATTCTAAAGCAAATGTCCTTTGAACTGGTTCAGTATGGCGACCCTCTGCAAATTCCCGCTCAACGCCATTTTCTTCAGCCCACATGCTACACATGCCAGCTGCTATTTCTTCAGGGTTATCAAAACCCCTTTTCTTCAGGTTTGCTTTTGTATTTATCATACATTTTTCAAATGTCATGCTCTATCTCCTGTTGCGTTTGCGGAGGGCTTGTTGCCCCTGTTTTGTGCTCTGGCAGATTCTTCTTTCTTATCTTGATTCTTCCCACCAGATATGTTTGCATTCTTATCACTTTGTTCTTGTTTGATTGGAGATGCCTTAATATCCTCAGAAGTTTCCATATCTAGTTCTGCAACTCCTTCAGGGTCAAGACCACGCTCTTCTCTAACTTCACCCGGCGATAATACACCTTCAGACAGATATATCATATCAGTCTTAGCTTTAGTGAATGCATCATTAACATTAATTTGCCTAAACTTAAATTTTGCTTCACCACTTTCTAATTGTGGCATCAGCTGGGAATTAAGTGCTCCTTCTACCATAGTCTGTAAATATCTGACGTATGGTTCAAATATGGGACGTGCTCTTTCGGGCTCAGTCCACATAGTTTTAGGAACTTTCAAAGCCATATGAATTTTATCAAGTATGTCATCTGTATATTTACCATACTCGAATGCTCTTTGTGTTCCTTGTAGTTCTTTAATTTGTATGTCGTTACCATGGATAATATCTTCACCGGGGGCCAATGAATTAAATGCGTCAACTATCTCATTGATTTTATCAGGACCATAAGGCATATCAGGTAATCCAGCACTTACATCAAACCTACTTGATGCATATTTATTAAGTGCAGCACCTATATCTCTTTCTGCATAGTCTTTTAAATCAACTAAATAAATTATAGGGTGTATGTCAGATAAACCATAAGCAAAATCATCGAAAGAATTATTATTGAGTTGGATTATCTCATCTTCTTCGAACCTGACGTTTTCTTCATCATCTCCTACTTTTTGATAATAGTACATAATTTGACCATGTTCATTCCTTTTAACAAACATGTTTTGACTGGAACGTAAGACTAAGTTGTCTCCTGTCCACTCTAAATATCCACTACCAAAAATTCTTGCATTTCTTAACCACCCATAAAGAATGTTTTCAAGATTAATATCTCTAAACATTTCTTCGAGTTCTTCACGGAGTTCGTCATCATCTGTTACTATATCAAAATTATCTTTAACAGCGTATAAACAAGGTAAATCAATCAAAGTTCTGATTATAGGGTCAGATAGATATATATTCATATATGTTCTATTTTTACCTATATGAGGTTCGTAATCTTTATTCTGACCGAAACCTCCAGTTCCTCTATTGATTTTGAGGCGTTGAATAACACCCTCACCGTAACTACGGGGGTCGTCTTCTTTGTACGAAGGGTTGCTCCCAACGGATGCAAACCTGCGTCTAACATTATCTATAAACGACATGGCTTTAAATAATTAATCTTAATGAGTATATAAAGTTTTTGTTACAATCCACGTAGAGGCTGCTTGTTTAGGGTTACTTTTCGTCGTGTTGTTGTAAAAAGTGGACCACTAGAGTGATTTTGTATACCTTTATTATGACTTTTATTAATTGGTCTAGAAACTATACTTTGACCAAAATTACCAGACATAGGTAACATGGTTAGAGTAGCATGTATAGCCATAGCAGAACTATCACAATAGTCGTCATGTCTTCCAGAAGGTGCTGCAATCTTTTCTGTCTTATTAGCTACATCCATAGTGTATTCTAAGTCTATATGTTCCTTTGTCCATTTATGAATCATCTTAGCTTCATCTCCCTTTAGTAGTTTTGGATTAGGTACTTTTACTCTTCCTTGTTGTATATACGATTGGAAATCTCGATACATTTGCGTTTTAGTGCCTTTAGGACCGCCGGTAAAAACGAAAGGAACGAAATGAACATTAGCATCTAAACACGCCAACCGTAAATCTTGCTCAACCGCACCACCAATACCTGTACAGTCAACAATGAGACGAGTAGCCCCAAGCTGAGTGGTAACATCCATAATACGTTGACGTTGGTATGGAATATCGTGTCCACCAGTTCTGGCATTGATTTCTTCAATGTAAATAAGTCGTGCAATATTTTCATCATCAGACTTTTCAAGGGACCATGCACTAATAACAGTAGAGTTAACAGATTTGCCAATGTCAACACCGACATTAATATTTGCTCCTCCCTTGTTTCCCCCATCCAGTCTATTAAGTTCGTAATTATCATAACATCCTCTGATTTTTTCTGGATTAAATACGTTCGCTACCGACTCTACAAACTCACATTCATATTCTGTCCTCCAGTAGATAGAATCTTCACCCCATTCCGTCATCTTATCTAACATTTCTTCTTCAGTATAAGGAGATGAATAAGCCTCTCCTTGTTTCACTGCGTCTCTCCATGTATAATGTAGTCTTTTAAAGGTATCTGCATACCCATCATCATACAAATATCTATACATATGGTTGTCTTTTGACTTTGGTGTACCTAAATTTATGAACGGGGCCTTATTTGAAACTATCGCCGGTTCTACGTTGTCTATAAATAGTTTATCGTCGATGAGAGGAGACTCATCAACTACTAAGAATGTAGGGTGTTGACCTCGTATAGCTTGTCCTTGGTTACTTGGCGCTAATGGAGCCCTCCTCATAATAGTGCCCCCCTTAAGTGTTATGTTGGGCTTATTATGAAACCTATAATTAGCTACTAACCCATTGAGAAATGAGTTATCTGCAAAGTGTCTGTATACATAATTAAAGATTAAAGCTGCTTGGTCTTCTGTAGGAGCCAGTATAAATACTAAATCTCTAAATCTATTGAAAAACATATATATAGTTACTGCTACTGACAAAGCGAAAGATTTACCACTACCACGTGGTGCTAGAATAGCTAGTTTAGTTTGTTTACCATCGTTTCTTTCCATTAAACATTCTAGTATGATGTCTTCTTGTAAAGGTCTTAATCTTAGTGGACGTTGTTTGCCATCGATAAGATAAGCAGAACAGAAAGCCTGAACTAGTTTCCTCATCTTTCCCTTATCTTGTCTACACTTTTTGAATATATTCTCTAAATGTCTTGAATCTAATCCACCTTTACCGGTCAGTATCGTCTTTAGGTGGCTTTGGTCTTTCATCATCTGCTAATTCCTCTAAAAATGTACCAAACGCTTCTGTATTTTTTTCGACAGTAGTAGGTACTTCTATGTTTAGTGCTCTGAATTCTGTATGTATGTCACGAACGATTGAATTTCGTTGGCGCAGGAGCTCTGTTCGAGCGTTAACATCCCGAATACATATAAGAATTTCCGACCACAATATATCTTCAAGAGCAAGATTGCGCGCCAGAAGACGGACAAGCTCTTTATGACGTTCATATTCTGCTTCTCCGACTCGCTGACGTAATCTTTGCTCGTATTTCTCTACGTTCAAAGTGATTTGCCTTCATCAAGGGCTGATTTAACTTTAGACTTGACTAATGCGGCAAGTTCGTCGTCTTTCTCATCCCATGCTGTGACTAATACATTTCGAACTAAAGAGTCTTTTACGTGCTTTTGTGCTGTAGCATCTAGCTTATCAAAAGCTTTCATCTGTGCTTTTGTCAAATTCTTATCTAACATGTCCATCAATTCAGCTTCGTTATTTTTAATATATTTAAAAACTAACTCTTTCACTGCCGGTACAGTATAAGCAGCATAAGCTCCTAAACCTAATACCAGTGCAGCTAAAGCTGCTAATAATGGGTCATCCATTAAAGCATCTAACATTCCAGATTCTTCTACAGTCTCAATGAGTGCAGTGATGTTACCATCGTCTGCTGTTTCATTGGTTGCTGTGTTATTACTTGTTTCATTCATATGTTGATATCTCCATATTGGGGACTCTCACAAGGCACTTGCGTAAAGTATCCTGTGAAGCCATGGCCCTACTGCGAGAGCCCATACATATTTAGAATGGCTACCTATATAAAGCTTACCACTTTACCCTGTTAGCCCAGTAAGCCGCAGACATCTTTCCCTTCTTAATATTCTTAGCGTGGCGCGCTTTAAAACTTTTTCTACGGGCTTTAGATTTCTTGTCTGTTTTCTTACCAGCAGTCGTAACTCCTTGTTGACCAAACCTAATGAGTTTAGTCTTACCACCTTCTTTAGCTACAACTACGTGTGACTTTTTAGGGTGGTTAGGGGTTCTTTTAGGCTTATTATAACCTGAGACTCCTGCTCGTGTTAATTTAGCATCTTTCTTTTTTTTAGGTGCCATTATTTCTTTTTCCTTTTGTATGTTCTCTTTTTAGCAGTCTTGGCTGCTCTTTTGAATTGTTTAGCTGTTGGGCGTCCTTTGGCTCCTTTCTTCTTCATCTTTTCGCCTGAACCTTTTTTAATGCGTTTACGTTTAGCATGTATGTTTGCATATAATCCTTTTTTAGCCATATATTACCTATTTGTATTTATTTTTAGTGTGTTGCTTTTTACCTATGTTTTTGTGATGTCTACTTCTTTCTTTTAGTTCTACTTCAGTAACATCTCTTATTTGCTTAACAGCAGTTTTCTTATCTATAGGTTTCTTTTCTAATGCATGAGTTTTACCTCCTGCATGACTGAAAACTTTAACTCCACTACCACTCTTTCTAATGGTTAGAGTTTTATCTATGTTTTCTTTTTTGTTCTTCTTGTAAGGTGTACTAGCCATCTAATCACCTATAGTGTGTTCCTTCGAGCACCTTTTGCATAGTTCTTATTATCCGCTACATAGTCGGCATTTGGTGTAGACATTACATCAGCTCCATCCATATAAATTGGTCTTTCTTCAGCAGTCTCGGTCTTTTTTACATCTTTGTAAGATGTGATAGGTTTTTTATAATTCATCTCATCTATCTGTGCCTTATCTGGCTTTGCGAAATCCAATTTCATATCGGGGTTGTTTCCGTGAAAATGCTCACCTTTTAATTGTGGGTCTTTTACCATAGTTATTCTTCCTCTGTTTTACAACAGCATTTCTCTAGTGCATTCAAACGCACTTCCATCTCTTGGACTTGTTCGTACAAGTCTCTTACTTCAAAGTCATTCACTTTTTCATCTCCATTTTATGTTCTTGTTCTTGAGCTTTTGATTCTATCATCTGGTGTTGTTTCTGAGCAGCGTCATTATAATCAATCACAGCTTGTGCTTTCACTTTATAAAATGCTGTTTTCTCAGCTTGTTCTTGTTTCCAAACATCTAAAGCATCTTTGATAATAAGAAGAGCAGGTCCTCCTAATATAGCAATCAAAGTTGTATATCCTTCAATTTGTTCGAGAACTGCGGCATCATTAAGTCCACTGTGTATAACAAACCCAGCAAACCCAACCCAGAGTAAAACCAAAGGTACAGCAATCATAAACATAAATATGTCATTAAATGTGACTCCTTCGCCTTTCTCTTTACTCATCTTTGGTTTCTCCTTTATTACTTCTTCTGGCACTACATTTCCTACCTTGCGTGATACTCCTCTTATTGCTTGGCGCGCAAAATTTATTAGTATCGCAATGGCGAATACTACTCCAATTGCGGCCATTATAGACGCAAGTGCTGTTAGTAGTAATAACCATTCTATCATTCATTCTTCCTCCAGTGTTATGTCAGTAACCCACCAAGAGGTTACATATTCATACGTTCCATTTCTTCCCCAATCTGCATAAAGACTAGTATAGATTGTATACCAACCAGTATAAGGTGAGGTAAAGTATTCTGGACCAGAACTCAACTTGTGTTCGTTGCCTTCCCATCCAGTAACATTAAAAAAGTAATTATTGTACATATAGCCATTCCATACTGTTTCATTATCTTCTACCTTTATATGACCTACGTCATACCATATCAGCACAGGTAGTGTATCTTGGTCACAGTTGGTGTCAATATCTACTGTAATATTTAAAGAGTTGTCTTCTCTAGAATAGTTTCCATATTGTAAACCATTATAATAATAAGTTTGATTAGAAGTACAATTGTATTCTTCATACTCACAACTTCCGTCATCTTCCTCAGCTCGGTCGTTATAGTTTTGTGCCTCTATATCCATACAACCATATACTGTTTCATTAGTTTGTGTCTGGTTTCCTGTTCCATTGTCTATAGGTCCACCAAGGCCC